CAATTCGGGCGTGGGGTGCAGTGTGCGGTAAAAAAGCGTGGCGGCATCGGCCAGTTCTTCGATGGTGGCGGCGCGTTCCTTGACCAGCGCGCACACGGCGGCGAGATCGGGGCCATCGTCCGGATTGGCTTCGTTGCGAATCAGGAAGGGGCGCATGAGTTCCGCCAGCCGCGCATCGTCGGCAGCCTTGATGTATTGCTGGTTGAGCCAGCGCAGCTTTTCGGTATTGAACTGGGCGGCAGACGGCGTGATGTGGTCGAGGTCGAACCACTGCACAAACTGTTCGCGGCTGAAAATTTCGGCATCGCCATGCGACCAGCCGAGTCGCGCGAGATAGTTGATGACCGCTTCCGGCAGGTAGCCTTCCTCAAAATATTGCATCACCGACACCGCGCCATGGCGTTTGGAAAGCTTGGTGCCATCGTCGCCGAGGATCATCGACAGGTGCGCGTACTGCGGAACCGTGGCGCCCAGTGCCTTGAGGATGTTGATCTGGCGCGGGGTGTTATTGATGTGGTCATCGCCACGGATCACGTGGGTGATCCGCATGTCCCAGTCGTCCACCACGACGCAGAAATTGTAGGTCGGGGTACCGTCGCCGCGCGCGATGATGAGGTCGTCAAGCTCGGCGTTGGCAAACTCGATCGTGCCCTTGACCAGGTCCTTCCACGCCACGCTGCCCGTGGTCGGGTTCTTGAAACGCACCACGGGGTCAATGCCCGCAGGGGGCGTGGGTAGCGTTCTGCCGTCCTCGGGGCGCCAGCGGCCGTCGTAGCGCGGTTTTTCACCACGCACACGCTGTGCCTCGCGCATCGCATCGAGTTCCGAGGGGCTGCAATAGCAGTGATAGGCCTGGCCGCTGGACAGCATCTGCGCAATCACTTCCTTGTAGCGATCCATGCTTTGCATCTGATAGAACGGACCTTCATCGTGCTCCAGTTCCAGCCAGGCCATGCCGTCGAGGATTGCCTGTACCGCCTCGGGGGTTGAACGTGCCACATCCGTGTCTTCGATGCGCAAAATGAACTGGCCGCCATGGTGGCGTGCAAATGCCCACGAAAACAGTGCAGTGCGTGCACCGCCAATATGCAGGTAACCGGTAGGGGAGGGAGCGAAACGGGTGCGGATCATGACAGGGCCGAGCGACGAAACCCGCTATTTTACTGGATAGCGCGCCGCAAAATTGACCGTGGGCATCGGGTTATGGTTTAATTCGCGCCGCTTCGGGCAGTTAGCTCAGTGGTAGAGCACTGCCTTCACACGGCAGGGTCACGCTAGCATTGGCGCGGCTTCCACGGCGGTCTGTGTAATTTTCGGTGTAATCCGCTCAAAAAAGCGGGCGATTAACTCAGCGGTAGAGTGCCACCTTCACACGGTGGAAGTCACTGGTTCGATCCCAGTATCGCCCACCATTCCATGTTATTTGAAAGCGTGATCGAGCGCGGCGCGCTGCTGTTCGATTTTCATGTGCGCATAGCGCTCGGTGGTTTTGACGCTGGCGTGGCCTAGTATCTTGGATACGGTGTAGAGGTCGGCTCCGCTGGCGATGAGGATGCTGGCGCAGCTGTGGCGCAGGTCGTGGAAGTTGATGTCGGGCATGCCTTCGGCTTCGCGTGCGCGCCGCCATGCGGTTTTGATGCCTTCGGGCTTGATGGCCAGCGGGATCAGTTTGAGCCATGGCCGCACGGGGGCGACGATGGGCACGGTGCGGGTGCGCAGGGTTTTGGTGTTGCCGGAATGCAGCAGGATGCTGTCGCGGCTGATGTCTTTGGCCTTGAGTTTGCAGATTTCGCCGCGCCGGGCTCCGGTCATCAGGGCGATCCAGATGGCGGCTTGCATGGGCGGGCTGCAGCGGGCGGCGATGGCCTGCACTTGTTCGATGGTTAGGTAGATGCTGCGGGCGTTGTTTTCGGGGATGCGTTTGACGTGCGCGCTGTAGTCGGTGGCGGTGAGTTCGCTGGTCCAGGCAATGTTCAGGGCTTTTTTGAGGGTGCCCAGGCTTTTGTTGATGGTGCCGGCGGCGTAGTGTCCGGTCATGTCCTTGATGATGTGGGCGGCGGCCTGGCGGGATTGGCTGGCGCGGTATTTTTCGAGCCATGGTCCGATGCGGTTGGCGTGGTGTTTGGCGGTGGATGCGCTGCGCAGGGTGTCGGCGTGGGCGATGTATAGGCTGATGACTTCGGTGAGGCGCGGGTCGCCTGGAATGCGCGGTTTCTTTTCGAGCGCGAGCGCGCCGCGCAGTTCGGATTCTAGCTGCTTGGCATCACCCGCAGTTGAGCCTTGCGGTAGGATGCGATGAACTCGGCGGCCTCCGGCCATAATGCCGACGTGGCGCCGCCCTTGTTTGTCTGTCCAGATTGACATTGATTATCCCGCAGCCATTGCTTGCATTCTTCCAGATCATAGCGTTTTGCCCTGATCCCGACTGGAGTATAGGGCATGCCGTCGAGTTCGAGCCGGCGCACGGTGGACTCGCTGATGGTGAGGGCCGCGCATAGCTGCTGGCGGGTGAGTGCGGATGCGGTCATGCGCTGATCCTGTCGAGCGGACTCAGCGCACCGGCCGCGCCTTTGTTGATGACGTGGGTGTAGATCATGGTGGTGCTCACGTCGCTGTGGCCAAGCAGCTGCTGGATGGTGCGGATGTCGGTGCCGTGTTCGAGCAGGTGCGTCGCAAAACTGTGTCTCAAAGTGTGACATGAGGCCGGCTTGTGGATGCCGGACGCGATGACGGCGGCGCGCATGGCGCGCTGGATGGTTTTTTCGTGGATGTGGTGCCGCCTTATGACGCCGGTGCGCGGGTCGGCGCTGTAGTCGGCGGCTGCGAACACATACTGCCACGCCCATTCCTTGGGCGCGTTGGGGTATTTTTTCCAGAGCGCGTGCGGCAGTTCAACGTCGACCATGCCGCGTGCTAGGTCGATGTCGTGCATTTTGCGCCGGGCCGCGATCTGGTCGCGCAGCGACTGCAGCAGGCTGGATGGCAATGGCACGACGCGGTCCTTGTCGCCCTTGCCGCCGCGCACCAGGATGATGTTGCTGGCGAGTTCGATGTCCTTGATGCGCAGGCGCAGGGCTTCCATGAGGCGCATGCCGGTGCCGTACAGCAGGCGGATGATGAGTCCATTGGTGCCGCTGTTGTGGCCGATGATGGCGGCGACTTCGGCCTGGGTGAGCACAACCGGAAGCCGCGCCGGCTTCTTGGCGCGGGTGATGCCTTCGAGCCACGGCAGGTCGATACCGAGCACCTGCTTGTATAAAAACAGCAGCGCGGCCAGCGCCTGGTTCTGCGTGCTGCCAGATACGTCGCGCTGATTGGCCAGCATGGATAAAAACGCCTCGACCTCGGCCGCGCCCATGTCGGCCGGATGGCGCATGCCGCTCCAGCGGATGAACTGCCGCACCCATCCGATGTAGGTTTTCTCGGTGCGGATGCTGTAGTGCTTGACCCGGATGATTTCGCGCATCTGATCGAGCAGGCGCGGTTTGGCGGACACGGCTGGCGTGTCCGGTTGTGCTGTCGCGTTGTGTTCGATTGTTTCAGTCATGATGCGGTTCTCCGTGGTGGTCGTGCCAGATTGGCGGACAGTTGGCGGGATTGGTGGACAATCTTATGTCGTCGAATTTAAGTTATGCCCCATCCGGTGCTTTGCAAACACGCCAGCGTGCAGCGCGTGAGTGTCCATCCCGTCGCGTGGTGGCAATTCCTCAAGGTAGGCCCAATAGGCTTCGTCAAGCCCGCCGTATTGGAAGCACCCGCCGTTGTAGTCGGCTACCGCTTCGCGCAGTTCCACGCACATTCCGCAGGTGTCAAAAGTGTCGAGCCTGCCGTCCCACTTCCCGGCCACGTGCTCGTATTTTTCGCCCGGCTCGATCACGTGCCCACACTCACAGCACACGTGCTGCTTTCTTGCCGTCCTGGTGTCGGTGCTGAGGAACTCCGGGCCATCGTAATAACAGTAACAACTCATTGTTTTCTCCAAGTTGAAGCAGTGGCATAACCCGTCATTCCACCGGACGGGCGATAAAGCCGCCCGCCTGTGAATTCAGGCGTTAGAAGCTTCGTTCCGTGCCCTGACTTCCCATCGCGCATCCATCGCGTTCCAGTTGCCTGTCCACATTTCGGCCATCGCCGAGCAGCACGCCGAGCAATACCGATAGCTCATCATCTGGTCGTCAAAGATCGCGCCTATCATCCGTATGCGCTCGCCCGGCTGTATCTCTGTCAGGCATTCGCAGCACGGCCCAGCCTTGCGGGCAATCCCGATCTTGTCCTTCAAAATCTTGTCGCTCGGGTGCCCGAAGTCGCCATCAAACGGCCAGTATTTCAGGCACTCGCGCTCATCAAAGCCAGCCTCTAACACGTCAGTCGAGCGGGACTGCCCGCCATCGGCGCTTGTGTCGGCTTGTAGCTGCTCCATCGTCGTCACTCCTTTTCAGGTTCGTGGGGCGGGCAGCCCCTCACTTGGGCGTTGGACGCCGCCTCAAACATGTCCACGGTCAGTAGACAGCGCTCTGGCACCTTCTCCCCTGCTGGCACAAACTCGGTGCAAATAAGCCCGGTGCCAGTATCGCGCCACTCGACCGCCTCGCCGCGAAACGATGCGGCGATAATGTCGCACTTCTCGTTGTCGTCGCATTCATCAAAATCGCAGCCTTCGCGCATGGATTTGTCGCGCTGGCAATTAGCACACCATTGCCCCAAAAACGCATACCCTTCGTCCGAGTTGCTCGGCGTGTATTGCTCGCCTGGCAGTCCTTGCATTTCGCCCATTTTGTCAACCTCGCTTTCTTGCAAAATCGCGGCTTTGTCAACCAGCCGTGTCCAACTCTTTGGTCAAGCCGACCCACTACAGCGGCTTTGCCGCTTCCGTGGTCGGCTTACCGCTGGCGTTATGCGCCAGTCGCTTTGCTGCTCTGCGCTTCCGCTTTTCCTCTGCCTTCTCCAGTTTGGTCGCGTCCTTCTCAGCCCTGCGGCCTCTGTTGTCCGGCTCCTTGTGTGCTCGCGTTGCTGTGAATTGAGACTCCAAACCAAATCCGCCAGTCAGGCCAGCCAGCGAGGCCACGATCAGCGCCCCATTCCTGTTTCCAAAACCCATCGTTATCTCCTAGTGGTTGCCGCGCATAACACGTCGGTCGAGCCGAGGGCTGCGAGCGTCTTCGTGCTTGGGTTCATTTTCGTAAGCCCCGGCTCACCTAAGCGTTAGCAGTCAGCATGTGCAAGACTCCATAGTGCCGCTGCTGCCACAATCGGAACCTGTCCGTTTCCAGTCGCCTCGTATCGCTCCATCCTTCCGGCCAACCCATCAGCCATTCGTGATTGATCGGGTCCGGCCTCCCAAACACTTCCACAAAATTCCGGCAAACCGGCCATTTCTGCATCGATGTGGCTGCGTAGTTCGCTTTTGTCGTTGGTGTATGCAAGAAGCCAAAATCTTTCCCTTTCGTGGTCAGCACCCAAGTCTTTCGCTGAAAGGGAAAGCATTTCGGTTTTGTAACCCATCGCGGTGCAATCGTTTGCTGCTTGCTCGATGGCGACTGGTGACACGTTTTCTGCAAATACATAGTCCGGCCTCACTTCAAAAATCACCCTACGCATCTCTGGCCAGAGGTTAGGCGCATTGTTGCGCCCTCTAGCCGCCGTGCTAAATGCCTGACAAGGAAACCCTCCAGTAACAACATCAACTCTGCCGCGCCACGGTCCGCCGTCAAAGGAACGAATGTCATCCCATATCGGGAAAACACTTCGTAGGTGTCGCTCATTTTGTCGCTGTGTGAGAACGCATCTGCGGTGCCAATCCAATTCAACAGCGCAGATTGTTCGCAGTCCAAGTGCTTCTGTTCCAAGCAGTCCTCCACCAGCGCCCGCGAATAAAGCCAACTCATTCACTTTCTTCCTTTCCTGCGCCGTCTCACAAGCGCCGACTTTTCAAAAAAACTGCTAACACGTCGCTCAACTCGGACGCAGGCGATAAAGCCGCCTGCGCCGGTTAGCTAGGCGTTGGAGGGCTTGATCCGCCCTCGTGAATTTATTTTCTGAAACCCATTGACATTACGCGCAATGCGCGTATTATTCGGGTTGTGGATACGCCACAACCGCGCCTCGGGACTCAGGGGCTGGAGCCAAAAATGAACGCCATCAAAAACTTTGAAGTCGCAGTCGAAGCCCTCTACAACGAAGCGCCCAGCGACAAGGCCCGCGCTTTTGTTGAAAAGCTGGCCGCTCAAATTCGTGCCCGTGGCGAAGACTGGATCGCTGCCCATGTCACCGAACTTCACATTACCGACATCGAAGTTTCCGACCACCCCGACATCCCTTCTATCGAAGAAAACCGACTGTTCTACCTGGAGCGCTGGCAGGTCGCGCTTCGTGGGTAACCACCCCAACCGAAGCCGGGCCGGTAGCCCGGCGCGGAATCCATCCCAGGAGGAAGTTCGCGCAGCCCGAGAGGCGGCGGGGCTTTCGCAAACCGCCGCCGCCGATCTAGTGCACACCACATGCCGCACATGGCAGCAGTGGGAGGCCGGAGACCGGCGCATGCACCCGGCGTTCTGGGAGTTGTTCCGCCTCAAAACCATCACCTAGCCCTCCAACCCGTTGGTCAAGCGGGACCGGCTTTCAGCCGGCCCCTTACCGTTTGCGTTAGAACCCATCCGTTTTACTGCCTCCCTTATTGCGGCTTGTTGCTCTTCGGTAAGCCCTAACTTCCCAGCACCGCCACAAGCCGGGCATTTGTATATCCCTATTTCCCGCATCATCGGTGGCAAGGTATCAGTTCCGCTGTCCCGCGCAGCGCTTGCCCATCCTGTCCCACGACAACGCTCGCAGCTCCATTGAGGCATTGGTTCTAACTCTGCGGTCGAGCCGAGGGTTTGGAGCTTCGTTGTCTCAGTCATCTTTCGTGGCCCCCGGCTCACCTTGAGCGTTGGGCGTCAAGCCAAAAGCATCGCGGATTTCGAGCGCCGCATTCGCATAACAAACAGCGCCATGCTCTATGAATCGTTTTCCCGTTGGGCATTCTTCGTGCGCCGCATCGGCGAACTTTTTGCGGGCGCGCGTTTCCCACGCGTTTGCTAATTTCAATGCTTCGGCATTTATTCGATTCGCGTTTTGCGCCGCGTACACGCGCTCATCTGGCGGCAAGATCAGCCAGCCAAGTGGGTCGCTACCGATGTCGGCAGGGTGTCGTCTGTTCCCTGTCCAAGGGTTGAAAAGCCAAGCCATCTGGCCGTGGTAGTCCCGCCATTGCTGCGCATGGCTCGGCCACGGCTTCTCCGTGCCAAACGCCGGGCAAATCTTCATTAGTGTGTGCTGTTGCTTCATTTTCTCTCCTTCGCTCTATGTCCGCGCCCAACAATCCGGTCGAGCCGAGGCCCGCCAGCGTCTTCAATCCTTGCCGGTGTCCGTAAGGCCCGGCTCACCGCAAGCGTTGGGCAGCACCAGCCCGGCCAGCCGTTCATAGGCTTGCTGGGTATGGTGCCGTCCTTTCTGTACCACAAGGTTGCGTGCCGCCGCTTCAATCTCGCGTAGCCGTTCAATCTCGCCGCTTTTCAACACAAATTCCCGCATCGCTTCATTCATCGCTGCTCCACTCATGCCGGTGTCTTTGCATGCGGCGTCGGCAAACAATTCAAGGTCGGCCAGGTTGACGCGGTAGGTGACAGGCGGGCGGGTCATGGCTGCTCCTTTCCGCACAGTTTCTCGACCACTTCGATCAGCGCGAGTTTGAATCCGCGCTGCGCCATCAGGCAGCAGGGCTGGATGGTGCTGTCGGCGCCGGCGGGCAGTTTGATCGGCTGGCTGTGGCGCTGCCAGGCTTCGTCTGCGGCTTGCAGCAGGTCTTCGCGGGTGTTCAAGCGGCGGCCTCCATGTGGTTGCCGCTCAGGTCGGCCACGTACTGCATGGCCAGATCGGACAGCAGGCCCATGTCGGCTGCTTCTTCCGGCTGGCTGTCCACCTCGGCCATCAGCGATTCGGCCGCCAGCCAGTAGGACAGCGCGCGCCAGGCTTGCAGGTTGTTGCGCACGGTGGCCTGGTGCCAGCGCAGGAAAAGTTCGTCCATGTTGATCATGCCGGGCCTCTCAGTAAAGCTGATAACAGTTGACGTGCACACGCGGACGCAGTGCGCCCTGTCCGCGCGAATCGGCGTTGGGATGCTTGCCGGGTTCGTGCACATAGCGGGGACAGCCGAGGTTGTTGCGGCGGGCTTTTTCGGCTTTCTTCGCGGCCTCGGCTGCCTCGGCGGCTTCGCGGATCTCGCGCTGGCTGCGGCGCGCGGCGCGTTGTGCCACGCCCTTGTTCTGGACCCGCGCATCATAGTGCCGATGATTGCAGGCGCGGCCCTTGGCCTTGTGGTTGGCCAGCAGCAGCTCGGCGCTGATGGTGGTTTTCACGTTGGCAAAAAACCGGAAGCCGGCTTTTTTCTCGCCGCGAGATTCAATCTCGCCACGGTGGATCATGTTGGCGATGGTGCCGCGCATGCTGGTTGACGGGTATTTGCCGGGGTGCGCTGCCATCGCGTCGCACAGGGCGTAGTAGTCCATGCCCTGGCTGGCGTTGAGGATGTCGAGCAGGGCCTGCCGGCGAAGCTGGCTTTGCAGCAAAACATCGGGTTTGTAGGCGTCGTTTTTTGCGCTCATTTTGCAAAGGCTCCGGGAAGTTCAAGATGGCCGAGCGCGTCGGTGCGGTCGTAGTCGTCCAGAATGGCCAGACGGCTGTGCTCGCTGATCGTGCGGAGGATGTCGGTTTTGTCGGATTTCACATAGGGGCGACGGCGGTCTGCGTCGGGCAGCGGGCAGTAGGGCGCCGGGGTGGTGGTGACGATGGGCGGGATCATGCTGCACCCCCAAGCGCCGCCAGCAACGGCTTGAACACGTCGAGCAGTTCGCTCACGGCAACGACCAGAAACGGGATTGAAACGGCCAACACCAGGACTGTGGTTTTCATGGTCAAGCCCCCATCATGTCGGCGATCTGCACCACCAGCAGGGCGATCACGCCCACCCAGCACAATTTCGCCAGCATGGTTTCAAAGCTGTCGAGTTGGGTTTGCCGTGAGCGCGGCGTGGCGGTGCGGAAGGCGTGGCGGAGGGTGTTGCGGGTGTGCAGGCCGTTCATGCTGCCACCGCCGTTTCTTCGCGCGCTGAATTCCACCACACGATCACGCCGTGCATCGTGGTCTGTACCAGCGTGCTGTCTGTGTCGGGGTATTTGAAGCCCCAGTCGGATGGCACTTTGGAATCACATCTGAGCTGTACTTCAGGGGTGTATTCGTAATACCGGATGTTTATCGACGCGACCACATACCCCTCGCGCTGCAGCTTTTCCACCGCATCTGCAGCCAGTGTGCATTTTTCAGTGAAAGTCATGCTGCCTCCCGAATCCGTGTAATCGAATGATCCATCGCCACATAAGCCGCCGTGCGCACCGCGTCGGCGTCGGCATCGCGCCACGCGGCCTGCAGCCCGTCCGCCAGATCGGTCAGCGTCTGGTACACGCCCCACCACGAATCGGTGGTGCCCAGGCTGCGCGCCCAGATCCGGGCGATCAGCTTTTCAAGTTCAGTCATCTCAGCCATCACACACTCCTGAAAGTTGTCTGGTGCCGGTTCTCTCCCTGCCTGTCGCGGGGCTCTCGTTATCCCGTTACGGCCTGTATCGCTGCCAGGCTGCGGCGCTGTTCGGTCGGCCAGCGCGGCCGTTGGAATGATTGAACCATAGTTCATATAATAATGCAACTGTAGTTCAATTTTATGGCAAAATAAATCCACGCCCGCCTTGGGCGGGTTAAAAAGGCGCTACAGATGGAAACGGTTGTCGCTTATGCGGGATGGCGGGCACTGCCTGCCAGGGTGTGGCGGGCTGTTGAGCAAGAGTTCCACCGCAATGGTGGAAAGATGCTTACGCCGGGGAAACTACGATGGATCAGGCGGCAGGCGCGTCGTGGCCGATGATGGTCAGGATGGTGATGGTGGAGCCGGTTTTGAGCTTTGGCTTTTTCTTTTGGGCGAGGAAGGTCCGCACGGCGGAAACCTTCTCCGCATACGTTAGGGCGCGGTAGGCAACAATGCGATAGGTGATGTCTCTTTCGTCATCCTTGATTACAGAAACAACGTCGGGCTGGATCATGGCGGCTAGATGGCATTGCGGACATACAGCATGTCATAGAGGCCGTCGCGGATGCAGTGGCGGTTCCATAGCTCGGCTTCCTGTCCGGCTTCCTTGGTGGTGATGGTCATGGTCTCGACCGCCATGCCGCCGAACCCGTTGCGGGCTCGGTAGCGCAGGCACACTACCTCGGCCTTTTCGTCGGTGCCCATGTAGAGCCATTCGACCGAATCGGGCTCGCGCATGGAGTCCTTCAGTTTTTTTGCGGTGATGAGTACGACCAGATGGCGGCGTTCCTGGGCTTGGTCCTGTGCAATCTGCTCGGCTGTCTTTGGCGCGGCCTCGGGCGGCGGCTGGCTCGATTCAATCGATGCACTGATGCCGAAGACGATCAGCAGGCCGACGACCAGGATGAATGCCGCGCCGGGTTTGTATGGCGCCTTGCCGCCGCAATGCGGGCAGGCTTTGGCGTCCGTCGAAAACTGCTTGCCACATTCCCCGCACTTGATGAGCGCCATGGCGAATCCCTTTTGTGGTTAATGCTGCGTGTCGCTGATCACCTCGGCGACTGCACGGATCTTATATTGATCAGCTGCGGGTAGTTTTTCCATGGTGCAAAGCGTATCTGCCTGGATCTCGTTCTTCGCGTATGTCCGGTGCTTCGGGCCTTTGCCCGTGATGATCCATTTTGCCTCGTAGCCAGTCTTTTCCGCCAGGGAGATCAGGTGCTCTCCGCCAATGCTTGTGGATGCGCCAGTAGTCCACTTTTTCACGGCCTGATAGCTGCATCCGCATATATCTGCCATCTGCTGGATGGTCAGCCCGGTCGCATCCATTATTTCCTTGATTCGTTCGGCCAGCGTGCTCATACATCGGATTGTGCGCGAAATAACTTTAACTTGGGTTGCGCTGTTGACTGAACTATGGTTCAATAAATCCATGAGCACATCACCTATCAATGTTGACGAAGTTGTCGAGGCCCTTGGGGGCGACGTCGCGGCCGCGCAATTTTTTGAGATAACACGGCAGGCGGTCTCCAAGTTCCGCAAGCAGGGCCGCATTCCGAACGCCCGCCTGCTGCACCTGAAGGCCGCCCGGCCTGACCTATTCGAAGATCAGCAGGAGAAAGCAGCATGACCACAGAAAAAGAATTTGTTGACGCGTGGGCTGCGTCGGCAGGCTCCGCCGCAGACCCGCAGGCGCTATACGGCACATACCAGCGCTGGTGCGCTAGTTCTTTGCCGCAAAGTCGGCCGCCGTCGCAAAGTCCAGAAGAATTGTTCCTGCAAGAATGGCCCCGCCGAAAGTCTTTTTTTGTGCAAGCCGAGCCAGTTGCTGTGCGAATGCTGCGCGCTGCTCTTTTGGCATTTGCATCGTTAAAGCAAAAACTAGCGCGCCTAGTGCGTCGTGTATGGCGTTGAGTGCATCTGGCGTGGGTTCCATTTCCGTGCGTTCCATGTCCGTTCCTTTCCTGTCGGGAATTGTGGTGGTGAGATCCCGCAATTCTACCGGGTCTGGAACGGGTGCCCTTTCCACGCTGGCAGGCCGTGGACTCCCTGAAGTCTGCCGCATCTTCATCCCTGTAAGCCGCTCGTTCGTGGCACGGCTGCCCCGGCGCATTCCTGGCCGGGGTCTTTTTTTCGGTTCGTAAGCGGATGTGGTCCATGGCTCACATCCTATTTTTTTGCGCGCGTGAAGGCTTTACGACGCGTTACGACAATTTCGCAAGGGGTCGCACATGAATCAATCGATGAGCCAGGTGCCGTTGTTTTTTGATGACGTCGACGATGCGCTGCGCCACGCGGTGGCGGTGCTGGGCGGGCCCAAGCGGGTGGGGCCGATGCTGCGCGGGCAGGACTTGACGGTGGATGCGGCGGCCCGCTGGATCAGCGATTGCCTCAACGCCGACCGCCCTGCGCAGTTCCACCCCAATCACCTGATGGCGATTCTGCGCGCCGCGCACGAGCTGGGCGACCACACGGTGTTCAACTACCTGTCGAACGAGTGCGGCTACAGCGCGGTGCCGATCGTGCCGGAAGACGAAGCCGCCGAACTGAAGCGCCAGTTCATCGAATCCGCCGACCGCATGGCCAAAATGGCCGACCGCATCGCCGAGATGGAAGCACGCGCCGCGCTGCGGGTGGTGTCCAAGTGATCGATATGACGGTGAAGGTGGACACCAAAGCCGCCACGCAGTTTCTCAACGATGTTCAGCGCAAGCAGGTGCCGTTCGCCACGAGCGTGGCGATCAACAAGACGGCGCGGTTGGCCGAGGCGGCAATCAAGTCGGACATGCGCCGGGTGATCAGTAACCCCAAGCCCTACACCATGGGCGGCACGTTCGTGGCGAACAGCACCAAGCGCAACCTAACGGCCAAGGTCGGACTCAAGGACAAGGGCGCAGGCGGCGGCCGCGCGGCAGGCACCTACCTGCTGCCGCTGGTGGCCGGCATTCCGCGTAAGCAGACTGGATGGGAACGCGCGCTGCAGGGTATTGGCGCCATGCCTGGCGGCATGCGTGCCGTGCCTGCAGAGGGTGCCAAACTCGACAGCTACGGCAACATGAACAAGAAGCAGGTCACCGAGATCATGGGGGCGCTGCGCACCCGCATGCGCACGATCAAGGGCCGGGGCAAGCGGCAAAGCGCGGTCGGATACTTCGCCGCCTTGCCCGGAACGCCGGCCACCAAGCACCTGCAGCCAGGCATCTATCAGCGCATCGAGCGCAAAGGCCAGAGCGCGATCAGGCCCATCGTCGTCTACGTGCGCTCGGCAACCTACCGCCCCACGCTCAAGCTGCGCGACGTAGTGCAAAGCACGGTCGACCGTGAGTTCGCAGGCCAGTTCAGATCCGCGCTCGCATCCGCTCTGGCCACCGCTCGATGATGCAAAACCCCGTCCCCCATGGGTTGAACCACGCGCGAGCGTTGCGCGGCATGCAACACGCGCAACACAACAACAACCAGAAGCGCGGGTCCTCCCTGGCCTTAATCCTCGCGGGTAATTCGCACCGCGTTTTATTTCTAGGGTGTGGACTTGGCGCATAGGCAACAGATGACGATTGTGGATAAGTCGCCGTGCGCGGCTCATAAAAAAATAATCGGGGAGGCGGCTTGAGCGTTCAGGCGAACTACGACGACGTGCACAACCAGCTTTCCGGCTACGGGCTGGTGCTGGATGACATTCTGGCGGTTGGCACGGCCAAGCCGGTGCGGGTCAAGACTGATGACGATTCGCGCGAGCGGCGCGGCTGGTATTGGCTCAACGAGGTGATGATCGACGGCGCGGCGTACATCGTCGGGGCTTACGGGATTTATCACGGCAACGACTCGGGCAAGCAGTCGGTGAAGCTGAACCGCGACGGCAAGGCCATGGTGGTCGACGCCGATTTGCGCGCGGCGATGAAGGCGCGCCAGGCCGAGAACATTAAGCGCATGAAGGCGATGCGCGACGACGAGGCGCAGCGGGCCGCGCGTGAGGCGGCGCGGGTGTGGGCGGCGTATGTGCCGGCGGGCGAATCGGACTACCTGGCGCGCAAGGGTGTGGCGGCACATGGCGTGCGCTTCGACCCGAACGGCCACGGCACGATGGTGGTGCCGATGACCGACGCGCGCGGCACGGTGCACGGCCTGCAGATCATTCGCGGCAAGAATCGCGGCACCAAGCTGGAAAAGCAGTATTTTCCAAAGGGCCTGTCCAAGCAGGGGCACTATCACCTGATCGGCGGGCTGCCGACATGGATCTGCCTGGTGGCCGAGGGCTACGCAACGGCCGCCACGCTGCACGAGGCCACGGGTTTTCCGGTGGCGGTGGCGTTCGACGCCGGCAACCTGGTGCACGTCGCCGGCGCGCTGCACAAGCACTACAAACGCGCCAGGCTGCTGATCTGCGCCGATGATGACTACCTCACCGAAGGCAACCCCGGCGTGACCGCCGCCAGCAACGCCGCGCTGGCCGTCAACGGATCGCACCTGGCGCCGGTGTTCGCCGCCGACCGCGCCGGCAAGAAAATCACCGACTTCAACGACCTGCAGGCCATCGAAGGCCAGCATGCCGTGCGCAGCCAGATCGAGGCCCACCTGCTGGACCTGAAATGGCAGCCACCCAGCGTGCGCGCGGCGGGGGCCATCGCTGAGGGGGGTGGGGAAAGCGCCGCCATGCTGCCGCGTCTGACTATTGACGAAGCTGCGGCGCGGTTCTGGAATACCTACGGCATGGGCGGCAAGGTGCTGTTCGATGAAGTCGACCGGCGGCTGGTGCACAAGGATGACGTGATGAACCTGCTGCCATCGCACGGATGGGATGATCTGAAAAAGCACCCCGGCTGGCGCGTCGTGCGCGACCACGAGATCGGCTTCGACCCGACGGAAAAAGACAAGGCCATCCGCTGCAACCTGTTCGGCGGCTGGCCGACCGTGCCGGTGCGCGGCAAGTGCACCATACTGCTCGAACTGCTGTTCTATCTGTGCAGCAAGGAAGAATCCAACTCGCGCGCAACTTACGACTGGATATTGAAATGGCTGGCCTACCCGATCCAGCATCGGGGCGCCAAGATGCAGTCCGCCATCGTCGTGCACGGCCCGCAGGGCACCGGGAAAAGCCGGTTTTTCGAGGCGGTGGCCGAAATCTACGGCCAATACGGGCGGGTGCTGGGGCAGGACGCGCTCGAGGACAAGTTCAACGCCGACTGGGCCGAGAAAAAACTGTTCATCGTCGGCGACGAGGTCATGGCCAAGGTCGAGATGTACCACGTCAAGAACCGGCTAAAAGGCTTCATCACCGGCGGCACCATCCGCGTCAACCCAAAAAACGTCGCCGCGCACACCGAAAAGAACCAGATGAACATCGTGTTCCTGTCCAACGAGCGGCAACCGCTCGCGCTGGAAAACGACGACCGCCGGCATTGCGTGATCTTCACGCCACCGAAGCCGGACGACGGCTTTTTCGCCGAGGTCAACGAGGAAATCGAAGCCGGCGGCGTCGCCGCGCTGCACGACTACCTGTTGAATCTTGACCTGGGCGACTTCCGCCCCTGGACCAAGCCGCCCATGACCGAAGCCAAGCAGGATCTGATCGACCTTGGCATGGGCAGCGAAGAACGATTCCTGCGCGAATGGGGCCGGCTCGAACTGGAAGGCCGCGACGGCGAGGTGCTGCCGTTCTGCCCGTGCCTCGGCTCGCATCTTTATCGGGTTTACGAGGATTGGTGCAAGCGCCAGGGCGAATTCCGGCCCCGGCCCGCCAACCACTTCCTCAACTACATCGGAAAACAGCCGGGGTGGAGTTCAGGCAAGCCGGAGTCGACATGGTCAACGCTCAAGGACAAGAGCATCAAGAGCCGCAAGATGGTGGTGCCCGGCGTACAGGCCATGACCGATGCGGTCAAGCATGCGCCGCCGGCAAGCGTCCAGCACGACCTGCCGCGCGACCGTTTCGGCACCAAGGCCGAATGGCTGACCGCATGTTTTTTCGAGTTCGAGCGCGCGATGGGTGGCCAGCCATGAAACTACGGGCAAACTACGGGCAAACTACGGGCAAACAGCCCTCCAAGCCGCGCCACTACTTAAGCTACGGGAGTGACGGAACACCGCGCGTAGGCGCGCACGACACACACCGCACCACCACACCGCACACACATGCCCTCGCGCACGTGTATTCATGCAGTCGCTCCCGTCGCTTAAGTAATAACGGGGGATTCCAGCCATTCTGCCGTAGTTTTTGCCGTAGTTTGCCCGTAGTAAACCCCAAAGAGGACCGGCATGGATAAAAAACCCCTGCGCCAAACCATGCCCACCGTCGCCGCCTGGATTGACAGCCTGCGCGAAGCCTTCGGCGCTGATGCCGTCAACCCGGCCATTCGCAACGGCGCGGCGGGCGGCTCGCACTTTTATGCCGAGGAAAACGGCCACGCCATCGGCTGCGAGGCCATGCCGGGCGGGCACGTGGTCACCGTGGCGCAGATGGTGCTGGCCAAGCCGGACGAAGATATAGACCCACGGCATGCCAAAACACTCGCCGCGCTGCGCGCCTATGCGCCGGGAAAGGTAAAGGGGGCCGCATGACCACCGAAAGCCAGGCCGATTTTGCCCGCCGCATGGGCGCGCACATGGGGCGCGAGGTCAACCGCTCCACCGTCAAGCGCTGGGCCGATGCCGGGCGGGTGGTGATGGTGGGTGGCAAGGTCGACGTCGAGGCCAGCCTGGCGCAACTGGGCGGCACGCAGGGCGGGCGGCAGGACGTGGCCGACCGTCACGCCCACGAGGCCACAGAAAAGGCCACAGCGGGCCGCAACGAGCCGGCAGCGCCGCACCCCACCGCCGACCTCAGCATGGAAAAAGCGCGCCGCGTGCGCGCCGTGGCCGAGGCGCGCATCAAGCACGCCGAAGCCGAGATCCGCGAAATGGAGCGCGACGCCGCCGCCGGGCGCCTGCTCGACAAGGAAGTCGTCGACTTCGTGCTCAACGACTACAGCGCCACCCTGCGCAGCCTGCTGGAAACCTTTGCCGACCGCCTGGCGCCGGTGATCTACCCGCTGCAAAGCCTGGACGAAACCCACGCCGCGCTCGACGAAGCCGCCGAAACCATCCTGGTCGAAATGGCCGAAACCATGAAGCGCCGCGAGCGCCAACACAAGGAAGCCTGATGCAGATCGAAACCCTGGGCCTCGACGCCCTGATCCCCTACGCGCGCAACAGCCGCACCCACAGCGACGAACAGGTGGCGCAGATCGCCGCCAGCATCCGCGAATTCGGCTTCACCAACCCGGTGCTGATCGACGCCGACGGCGGCATCATCGCCGGCCACGGCCGCGTGCTGGGCGCGCGCAAGCTGGGGCTGGCCGAAGTGCCGTGCATCCGCCTCGGTCACCTGTCCGAAGCGCAGCGCCGCGCCTATGTCATCGCCGACAACAAGCTGGCGCTGAATGCCGGGTGGGACGATGAAATGCTGGGGCTGGAACTGCGCGACCTGCAGGGCATGGATTACGACCTCGGCCTCACCGGATTCGAGCAGTCAGACATCGACGCGCTGCTGGCCGGACTCGACGCCACGCCTGAAGGCGCAACCGATGCCGATGCGGTGCCCGAGGTGCAGGCCGAGGTGGTGACGAAGTTGGGCGACGTGTGGGTGATGGGGAAGCATCGGGTGATGTGCGGCGACTCGACCGACGCCGGGGCGGTGGCGCTGCTGATGAATGGCGAGAAGGCTGCTCTGATGCAGACAGATCCGCCCTATGGAATCGCCTACAACTCAGCCGACATCCACGCGCACGGCGTTGATTATGGCGAGATCGAGAACGACGACATTCTAGACGGAGAAAAGCTGCAGGCATTCCTTGAGGCGATGATCCGCGCGGCGCTGCCTGCGCTGAATGACAACGCCGCCTATTATTTGTGGCACCCGATGCTCACACAAGGCACGTTTTTTGCTGCTGCTGCTGCTGCTGCTGCTGCTGTTTTGATTCACCGGCAGATTATCTGGGTCAAGCCGGTTCTTGTGTTCGGGCGTGGCGACTACCACTGGAAGCATGAACTCTGCTTCTACGGATGGAGGCGAGGAAACCGACCGCCGTTCTATGGCGAACGAAACCAGACGACGGTGTGGCACATCGACAGCGTGACGCAGGCGGAACGCAAGGAATTCAGGCACGCCTCACCAAAGCCTGTGGCACTATGGCTTTCGCCTATCGAGAACCACACGAAAGCTGGCGAGATCATGTTCGAGCCGTTCAGTGGCAGCGGTGGGCAGATCATCGCTGCCGAGCAAACCGGCCGCCGCTGCTACGCGATGGAACTGTCGCAGCAATACGTCGATGTCACCGTCCGCCGCTGGCAGCAGTTCACAGGCAAGCGTGCCACCCTCGAATCCACCGGCGAGCCGTTCCCGTCCTGATGCCAGGCCGCGCCGACGCCCACGCCTACTGCTACGCCCGGCTCGCCGCCGGCACCCGCCCGCGCGACCGGCTGCTGGTGTCGGAATGGGCCGACCGGCATCGCATCCTGTCCAGCAAGCAATCGGGCGAGCGCGGGCGCTGGCGCACCAGCCGCAACCCGATTTTGCGCGAGATCATGGACTGCCTGTCGAGTTCGTCGGCGGTGCGCGAGATCGTGGTGATGAAATCGTCGCAGGTGGGCGTGACCGAGGCGATGATCAACAAGATCGGATACAACATCGACCACGCGCCGTGCCCGACGATGGTGCTGATGCCGACGCTGGAAGCGCGCGATTCGTGGAAGGTGCAGAAGCTGAATCCGCTGCTGCAGGAAACCGACGCGGTGCGCGGCATCCTGGGCGGCATCCGCAGCCGCGATGCGGCCAACAGCAAGGACGTGATCGACTTTCCCGGCGGCATGCTGTTTCTGGCCGGCGGCAATTCGCCGAACAGTTACGCGCAGAAGTCGGTCAAGGACATGATGATGGACGACCTCGACCGCTTTCCCGGCGAGATTGGCGATGAGGGCGACCCAGTGGCGCTGGCGCGCGGGCGCTGCAAGTCGTTTCCGCGTTACAAGCTGATGCTGGTTTCCACGCCGACGGTGAAGGAGGCCAGCCTGATCGAGCGCGAGTATCGCCTGAGCGACCAGCGGCGCTACCACGTGCACTGCCCGGCGTGCGGGGCGGGGCAGCCGCTGCGCTGGGAAAACCTGAAGTGGGAGCAGGTGAACAAGCCGCCACAGGCTGCGTGGTACGAATGCGGCGCGTGCGGGCACGAAATCGCCGAGCACCACAAGCCGGCGATGCTGGCCGGCGGCGCGTGGGTGCCCGAGCATCCCGAGGTGAAGCGGCGCGGCTATCACGTTTCCGCGCTGTATGCGCCGATCGGCCTGGGCCCGAGCTGGCTCGACCTGGCCACGCAGTTCATCCACGCCAAGGGCGACCCCGGCACGCTCAAAACCTTCGTCAACACCAACCTGGGCGAAACCTGGGAGGACCAGACCACCGCGCTCAAGACCAACGAGCTGGAAAAGCGCATGGAGATCGAGTTCGACCTGATGCAGATCCCGCCCGGCGTGGTCGCGCTCACCGCGTTTATCGACACGCAGGACACCTGGCTGGATTGCCACTTGCTCGGCTGGCATGCCTGCGGCTATCGGCTGATCGACTGGCACCAGATACAGGGCGACACCGCGCGGCCTGATCCGTGGAACGATGCGGCGGAATGGCTGAACCAGCCGCGCCTCAACGCCTGGGGCCGCCCGGTGCGTATCCACGCCGCCGGGGTGGACAGTCGCGGCCACCGTGGCCAGCAGGTGCGCGAGTTCGTGCAGCGGCGCGATCTGCGCGTCAAGGTGCTGGCGTGCCAGGGCTCCACCTCGCGCCTGGGCCGCGCCATTGCCACCGCCGCCAGCTACCCGGACAAGGACAAGCGCGGCAAGGCAATCAAGGGCGGATACAGCGTATGGAACATCGGCACCGAGTTCTGCAAGGATTACCTGTACGGGCATCTGGTCGCCGATGGCGCGCTGGCGGTGGAAGACCGGCGCTACCGCTTCCCGGCCGGCCTGCCCACCGACTATTTCGACGGCCTGCTGTCCGAAGTCTACAACCCTGAAACCAAACGCTACGAGCAGAAAAAAGGCGCGCGGTTCAAGCGCAACGAACCGCTCGACGGCATCGTCGGCGCCTGGGCCATCGGCCAGCACAAGGAGGTGAACATCGGCCGTTATCGCAACGGCAAGCCAGACGCCGGCTGGTTCGAACGGCTGCGCGTGGTGCTGGAAGCGGGCGACCAGGGCGACCATATTGCCGACGCCAACAAAATGGTCGAACCCGCCGCGCCCGCCGCCGCGCCATCCGCCCCGCGCCAGCCTGCGCCGTTTCCACCCAAGGGCAGGGGGGTCGGCTGGTAATCATGGAGAGCATCGAAATGGAAAAAGAAGACGGTAATCCGCCAAAAAAGCTGGCGATTCTGGTTGTTCATGCGGACGTTTTGCGCGAGTTGTTCCAGTTGCCGAAAGGTGCAGAGGTGGCCGATCTGCGTGTGCCGGTTGATCAGCGCGGCGTGATCGAGATCAAGATCGAAGGCGCTGGGTGGTTGACCGATGAGGGGGCAATGATTCAGCGCACGGCCGCAGTGGTAACCAGGAATTTCGACGCCGCAGGGGTTGAGACAAACCGCACGATAGACTGGAAATTGCCGAGCAATTAATGGACGCACTGAGCTTTCTGCTGGATGCCATTCGCGCCGAGCTGGGCGCGGACATTTTCACCGACGACCGCCGCCAGCAGTTCGAGCTGGCCATGCGCCAGCAACTCGGCGGCGAGCGCCACTACTTTGCCAGCGCCGCCGCCAAACTGCGCGCCGAGCGCAACGCCGTCATCGTGCGCTTTCTGATGGAAGGCGGCAGCGCCACCGCCGCCGTCGAGCGCTTCGGCCTCAACGAACGCCAGATCTACAACATCCGCCAGCAGGCCATCGACAGCGGCCAGTTCAAAAACTGCACTGCTTTGCCTTAACCGTTTCGGTCCATCGGCATAAAAAGACAGCATGCCGACCGCCTCGCTAAAGGGAAAACCATGACCATCACCGCCATCCAACCGTTCTACCGCGCCGGCGTGCTCATCGCCGCCGGCCCCACGCAACTCAGCTACAGCGCCAGCGACGAAGGCGACCTGGTGCGGAGAGGGGTGGCGGCGTATGTGGGGAGTAATCCGCAGACTGGGGGGCCTGTCCCGGCCAAATGGAACTCCACCAACACCGCGCTGGTTGATCCGGTGAGTGGGCTTCCCCTTACGAGTTTACAGCACCAAAATGGTCTGCTTCCGAACGAAAATTATCTGATCCAGAATGCCGAGGTAATTGATTGGCCTGTTTCTCCGACCTTCATATTAACTGGTACAGGTTCAGGGACAATAGACAACACTGCCCGTAATGCGTGGGGTGGCTACACGGCAACGCTGAACATCAGCACAACTGCCAACGATAAGACAACTATCCGATCAACTGCGATTTCGTTAGCGGATCAGGATATTGACGGATCGCCTTTCGTAGTAGTTGTTGAGGTCATATCTGGGATGCAGGAGAATGATCAGGTTATTCTGACATTTGGCACAAACCCTGCCTCAGATGGCGCAGCTTACACATTCGCGCTGAAGAACCCAAAGCACGATGGCCTGCATTATTTTGTCGTCCCAGCCTCCGCAATGACATTATCCGGCGGATTGGTGTGGTCTTCCGCCATGACCTACATGCAAGTGCAAGTTAAGTGCCTCGGTACTACTGGCGGTCAGGTCAAAGTGCATGGCGTCTTCCGGCGTCAGATGGCACGGCCAAAACTCATCATTGATTTCGACGACGCATTGGGCACCGTATACACGCAGGCTTTCCCCTACATGGCGAAATACGGCCTCGTCGGGAACGTGTGTATTATTGCCGACACAGTTGGGACGGCGGGATATTGCACAGAGGCGCAGCTTGATGAAATGTACGCTGCTGGTTGGGATATGTCCGTGCATGGGTTCTACGCGCATGACAGCGGCGCGCTCGGCACTTACGCCACCATCTTGGCTGATGTCGAACACAACCGCGACTATGTGGCCGCTAGATGGCCGCGTGCAATGCATCATTACGTCTACCCTGCCGGTAAAGTGGTGAGCACCGACAATGCCAGCAAGTCGGCGCTTACTGCCGCTGGCATGATAACGGCAAGGATGACCAACTATTCCCACCAAGTAACAGCCCCGTGGGGTGTCGATGACCCGCTCTGCCTGTACGGCACCGGAATCAAAAACAATAATTCAGCGGCGTTACTTTCATCACTCGATGAGGCCATTAGTTCTGGGGCAACTTGCCGCCATTTCGGTCACAAAATACCCGTCACGGTTTCAGATATTACCGTTGACGAATCGGTCGCTGACTGGCGCTTATACGTCGATGGAGTGGCTACGCGGGTTAGCGCTGGCAAGGTTGATGTGGTGACGATCAGCCAGTGGGGGCGGCATCTTGGGTTGTATTAACTACCCCAATTGCCACAAATAACCAACGCTCCGCATGATCGCCCCAAACCAACTAGCCGCCCAGCGCGGGCTTTTTGTTGCCCATAACCAAGGCCGACTAACATAGCCTCGGTACCTTGGGCACCCGCATAAATTGACAGACCTGCCGCCGATGGGCGGCTTTTTGTTGCCTGCTGTTCGTGCCTAGCCTCATACCCTTCGGTGCATGGATGCCACGCTCTCCCCCGCAAAACTGCACTGCTTTGCCTTAACCGTTTCCGCTTAAAACCCTAAAAAGGTGGCATGACAAATGCCGCCACCATCGAGCCGCTGTCGTTCCGCGCGGGCGACTCCGTAGCCTGGACGATCAGCGACAGCGACCACCGCGCCGGTGACGGCTGGGCGCTTTCCTACACGCTGATTTCGTCCGCCGTCAAGATTTCGCTCACCTCGACCGCGTCGGGTGACGATCACGCGGTGAGCCTGGCCGCTGCCACCACCGCCGGCTATGCGGCGGGCGACTACCAGTGGGTGCGCACCTTCACCCATTCCGGCACATCGGCGCGCGAAACCGTTGCCGGCGGCACGGTCAGCATTCTCCCCAACCTGTCCGCGCTGTCCACGTATGACGGCCGCAGCCATGCCGTGCGCATGCTCGACGCGATCGAGGCGTCGCTGGAGTCGCGCGCCACCGCCGACATGATCGACCTGCTGGCGTCTTCCGGGCTGGATCGTTCGATGCAGCGCGACACCGCCAAGCTGATCGCGCTGCGCAGCAAATACCAGATCGAGGTGGCGCGTGAGCAGGCCGCCGCCGGCAACCGACCCGGACGCGGTCGAATCCTGATGAGGTTCTGATGGCCCTGTTCGATTTCATGCGCCGCAGCAAGCGGCAACCCGACGCTGCATCCGCCCACAAGCGCGCATTCGCCGCCGCGCAACTGTCGCGCCTCACCGATTCGTGGCGCGCCACCCAGCAAAGCATCAGCGAAGAACTGCGCGGCGACCTCGACCGCCTGCGCCAGCGCGCGCGCAACCTGGAAAACGACAACGACTTTGCCCTGCGCTACCTGGAAATGGTCGAAACCAACATCGTCGGCGAAACCGGGCCGCGTCTGGTCAGCCTGGCAGAAAACCGCCCCGGCGACCCCGACCAGCTCGCGCGCACCGCCATCGAGCAGGCGTACCGCGCCTGGGGCAAGCGCGGCGTGTGCGAGGTCAGCGGGCAGTTGAGTTTTGTCGAGCTGTGCTGGCAGATTGCGCGCGGCACCGCCCGCGACGGCGAATACCTGATCATCGAACACCTCGGCAACGTCAACGCCTTCGGCTACGCGCTGCAGGTGATCGACGTGGACACCCTGGCCACCTGGCACAACCGCCCCGCGCGCGACGGCCAGAATGCCATCAAGCTCGGCGTCGAGCTCAACGCCATGGGCGTGCCGGTGGCGTGGTGGTTTGGCTCCGGCCCGGCCGGTGCGCGCCAGGCCGAACGCGTGCCCGCCGGCAAGATCCTGCACCGCTTCAAAACCAAGCGCGCCGGGCAGACGCGCGGCATCCCGTGGATGCACGCCGCCATGCTGTCGATGCACTACTCCGGCGAATTCGCCCTGAGCGCGCTGCTGGCCGCCAAACAGGGCGCCGACCACCTCGGCTTTTTCACCACCCCGGACGGCCAGGCACCGAACCTGGGCGACGAACAAACCGACGGCAGCCAGATCAGCACCAGCGCGCCCGGCACCTGGGACACCCTGCCCGAAGGCACCGAAGTCCACACCGTCGACAGCAAATACCCCAACGAAGTGTTCGACCCATTCATGCGCAGCGCGCACCGCCGCATGGCCAGCGGGCTGAACGTCAGCTACCCGGCGCTGTGCAACGACCACGCCGACCTCAACTACAACAGCATCCGCGCCACCCAAGCCGACGACCGCGACCAGTGGCGCCGTGCGCAGCGCTGGTTCGAGGAAGCCTGGCTGGAACACATCTTCGACCGCTGGCTCACCTTCGCGCTCGCCAAGGGTGCCATCAAGCTGCCCAACGGCTCACCGCTGCCGATTGAAAAGCGCGACAAGTTCGCCGCCCACGCCTGGCAGCACCGTGGCTGGCAGAGCAACGACCCGCTCAAGGACATCACCGCCGCGCGCATGGCATTCCAGGAAGGCGTCGACAGCCGCACCGCCTACGCCGCGCGCCAGGGCCGCGACATCGAGGACGTCATCGGCGAGCTGGCCACCGAACAGGATCTTGCCGCCGCCGCCAACATCGAGATCGGCGACCCGGCCAAGGCCACACCCAAAACCGGCACCGATCCGCTGCTCGTGCCATGAAAACCACCGCGCAAAAACTGCACTGTTTTGCCTTAACCGTTTCCGGGCAAAAAGCCAAAGTGGCAACCATGGAGAACCGAACATGACCCGTGATTCATTACAGAGCAGAACGTTTGAATTCAGCAGCGAAGGCTTCCGCGAGGATGGTCGCATTCCAGTGGTGATCTCAACAGACGCCATCGTCACGGTGCAGGACGGCCCCGAGATTCTCGTCCATTCGCCCGATGCCGTTGACCTCACCCGTGCACCGATCCCGATTATCGCAACCCATCGCTCAGGCCAGCTTAATGTCGGCGTCGTCGAGGACATCCAGTTCGCCGGCGGAAAGATGCGCGGCATGGCCCGCTTCGGCGCGCGGCAGGAAGCGATCGAGATCGCAGCCGATGTGGGCAACAAGATATTGCGCTCTGTAAGCGTCGGTTATGCGCGCATCAATGGATACATCCGCAAGGATGGTGTTCTGGTCACGACACGCTGGATGCCAACGCATGCAGCCATCGTGGCAGAGCCGGCCGATGTTGGCGCCGGTTTTTTTCGGTCGGCAGGCGATACCGTCCCGCCGTTTGATCTTGTCGAAGATCCAGCCACCGTTACCGATGGAATCGTTGCTGATCCCGTCACGGAGCCAGTGCAAGCCCGCTCAAATCCAGCCCCCCTTATTTATCAGGAGATTCACATGTCAGATCCCATCATCACCATCGACGAATCCGCCGTCGAACAGCGCGGCCGTGACGCCGCCAACAAGCGCATCGCCGAACTCATGGCACTGGGCGACCAGTTCCGCGAATTCGGCGCCGAGCCCATGGTGAAAGAAGCCATGGCCAAGGGCGAATCCACCGCCGATTTCACCGCCCGCCTGATGAAGCACATCAGCGAGAGCAGCACCTTCAAGCCGCAGATCGGCATGAGCGCATCGGAAACCCGTCAGTTCAGCATCACCCGCGCCGTGCGCGCAATGATGTCGGGCGACTGGTCCGGCGCCGGCCTGGAGCGCGAAGCCTCCAAGGCATTCGCCGACCGCGCATCCGCCGCCGGCATCCAGCGCCAGGCCGAAAACAGCTTCTTCGTGCCATACGAAGTGCAGCGCCGCGACATGACCGTGGGCACCGCCGCCAACGGCGGCAACATGGTCGCCACCGAGCTGCGCCCGCAGGACTTCATCGGCCTGCTGCGTTCGCGCAGCCTGCTGATGGACCTTGGCGCGCGCATGCTGTCCGGCCTGGTGGGCAATGCCGACATCACCAAACACACCGCAGGCGCCACCGGCTACTGGCTGGCCAACGAAGCCACCGCCATCACCGAAAGCCAGGCCACGCTCGGCCTGCTGCAACTGCGCCCCAAGGTGCTCGGTGCCTACACCGAGGTGAGCCGACTGCTGCTGCAGCAGTCCACCCCGGATGCCGATGCGTTCATCATGGAAGACCTGGCCGGCACGCTGGCCACGTCGCTCGATGTGGCGGGCTTCGTCACCGGCGGTTCTGGTGCTCCGGTCGGCATTCTCGGCACCTCCGGCATCGGCGCCTTCACCGGCACCTCGCTGGCGCTGCCCGCGCTGATGGATGCGCAGGTGGATGTTGCCACGGCCAACGCGCTCAACGCCGGATGCGCCTACGTCACCACGCCCGCTGTCGCCAGCCTGCTGGCCCAGCGCGCGCGCATCGCCAGCACCGATTCGGTGACGCTGTGGAAGGGCAACATCCTCGACGGCAACGTCGAAGGCTTCCGCGCGGCGTCGTCCACCAACATCCCGGCCGCCACCATGATCTTCGGTGACTTCAGCCAGGTGATCGTGGCCGAGTGGGGTGCGCTGGAAATCGCCAGCAATCCTTACGCCAACTTCGCAGCGGGCATCACCGGCATCCGCGCCTTCCACACGGTGGACGTGGGCGTGCGCGTTCCCGGCGCCTTCTCGGCAGCGACCACGATTACCTGATCATGGTCGAAGTCGAGATCATCCGCCCGATCTGGCATGAAGGCCGCCCCGCGAAAGTGGGCGCGGTGGTCAGCCTGGACGCGCCGACCGCAGCCTACGTGGTGGGTATCCACCGCGCGGTCTACGTGGTCGAGCGTGTTGAGCCTGACAGCAAGCCAGCGGCAGCGGATGACAAGCCCGAAGCGAAGCCGCGCAAGCGCAGCGCCAAGGGGGCGGCATGAACTTTGCCGCCGTCGAGGCCCTGTCCGCCAGCGCGGCGGCTGCCCTGTTTGCCAACTTCCACCTCATCAAAGGCACCTATGCGTTCGCCGTCACGCTTGATCGTGGCGTCGAACAGATCGGTGAATACAACCTCACGGGCGAGCGGCGCGACCGCATCAGCCTGCTGAAATCCACCGCCACCGCTGCCGGGCTGACCGGCGGCGTCACCGTCAGCCCAGACCCGGCGCACTACAGCGCGGGCGAGATGGCGGCGATGGTGCCGGCCAGTTGGGTGATCGACCGCAAGGACGCGGACGACGGCCATATCGTGAGATGGTGGCTTAAATGACGACGCGCGCCTACACCCTGCTCACCAGCCTGGTGCCGCGCCTGCAGGCGATCAGCACCGCCAACGGCTACGCCACCAACGCCGGCGCGTCGGTGCTGCTGGGGCCGGTGCCGCGCCAGGATGGCGAGAGTTTTCCGTTCATCCGCCTGCACGAAACCGACGCCGCGCCCGAGAGCGCGGTGCCGTTTCGCCCCAGCGCAAAAGTGCGGGTGCAGTTCACCGCCGAGGCCGCGTCCGAGGAAAAGACCGCAGCCAACCTCATGGCCACCGGCCACAAGCTGGTCGGCGACATGAAAAAGGCGCTGTTCGGCGACACCACGCGCGACCTCAACGGCAACGCCATCGACGCGCGGCTTGAGGGCTACAGCATCCAGCCGCCCGATCCGGGCAGCGATGTGGTGATCGCGCTGGTGCGCGGCAGTTTCAGTTTTCACGACGACTTTACCGCGCTGTAAGGCGCACACAGGAGAGCAGACATGTCACAGATCGCAGATGCTTCATATATCGGCAAGGGCGAAATCTTCCTCGGACCCTACGCGGGCGGCGCGGCGATGGTGTCGATCGGCAACGTGGCCGAGCTGACGTTCAGCCACGGCACCGAGAAAAAGGAACTGCTCGACTACACCAGCGCGGGCGGCGGCAAGGCCAACAGCATCGAGCGCATCACCGGCGTGACGATGAACATCAAGGCGCACGACATCAACGCCACCAACCTGGCGCTGGGTGCGTTCGGCACGACTTCTGCCGTGACTGCTGGCGCGGTAGTCGACGAAACGCATGCCGCCTACAAGGGCGGCCTGGTGGCGCTGGATTTTGTGCCCGACCTGACCGTGGCCCCGGTGGTAACCGACATGGCCGGCACCACCACCTACACCGCCGGCACCGACTACATCCTCACCGGCGCGGGCATCTATGTGCTGTCCGGCAGCACGATCCCCGATTCGGTCGCCAGTGCCGACAACCTGAAAGTGGACTACACGAAAAAGGCCGTCAGCGTGGTCGAGGCACTGGTCGCCAGCGCGCAGGAATTCAAGCTGGTGTTTGCCGGCCTCAACGAGGCGCAATCCGGCAAGCAGGCCATCATCAGCGTGCACCGCTTCAAGCCGGGCGCCGCGCAAAACGTGAGCTACCTGGGCGACGATTACGCCAGCCTGGACCTGCCGGGCGAGGCGCTGTCGGATTCGGCGATCACCGGCGCGGGTCTGTCCAAGTTCTACAAAGTGCAGATGGCGTAACGGGGGGTAATCATGTCGCAACCCCAACGCGATGAGCGCTGGCATGTAGGCAAGGAAATCCCGCTGGTACTGATCTTCGCCATATTCAGTCAGACCGCCGTTGGCGTCTGGTGGGCCGCCACGCAAAGCGCGAAGCTGGACAACCTGACCACGATGGTCGACACCTTTCGCGCCAGCCAGTACACGCAAAGCGATGCGCGGCGCGACATGGAAATGATCTACACGCGCCACAAGGAAAACGCCCGCCGCATCGAGGCGATTGAATCAATCCTCCAGAGGATGCAGCAGCCACGCCCATGAACGCCAGCCGCAAGGTCACCGTGAGCGTCACCGTCCGTTTCAAGGACATGGCGATGGAAACGACCGACGACGCGCTCGACATCATTCGCGGCGTGCTGGTCACCACCGGCGAAGCCTGTCGCACCGAGATCGAACAGGCGCTGGCCGATGCCGGCGCCAGCGACGTGAGCGTGAGCATGCTGGCGTATTGAGACAAGCCATGGCATCCGCCAAATCGATCATCAAGGAATTCGAGGGGCTGCGCCTGCTGGCGTATCCAGACCCGGCCAGCAAGGGCGACCCCTGGACCATCGGCTGGGGCCACACCTTCAACGTGCGCCGGGGCGACCGCTGCACCGAGGCGCAGGCCGAAATCTGGCTCGACGCCGACATGGCCGACGCCTACGCGGTGGTTGACGGCGCGGTGACCGTGCCGCTCACGCCACCGCAGCGCGACGCGCTGTGCAGCTTTGTGTTCAACATCGGGCCGGGCTACCGCAACGTCAAGGACGGTTTTCGCGTCCTGAAAAACGGCCAGCCCAGCACCCTGCTGAAAAAGATCAACGCCGGGGATTTTGCCGGTGCGGCCGGGCAGTTCAAGTTGTGGACCAAAGCCGCCGGCAACGTGATGCCCGGCCTGGTGCGCCGCCGCGAGGCCGAGCGTTTGCTGTTCGTTTCAGGCAGCGCTGGCGTGACTGCCTCCGCTGCCACTCAACCCACACCGAAGGAGGCACCCATGTCACTCGCCGGTTCCATTCTGGTCCAGGCCCTGCCCGGACTGATCAACGCGCTGCCCGAGATCGGCAGCATCTTCAAAAAGCCCGATGTCGCCGAGCGCAACGTCGAAGCCGTGGCCAAGGTCGGGCAGATCCTGATGCAAACCACCGGCGCGACCAACATGCAGGAAGCGGTCGAGCGCGTGCAGGCCGACCCGCAAACCGCGAGCGAAGCCAACGAGGCGCTGCGCATGAACCGCGCCGACATCGTCGACCTGATGGAGCGCATCAACGCCATGGAGCAGGGCAACATCAGGGCCGCGCGTGACTACAACAGCAGCGAGCCGCTGTTCATCGATGCGCCGTGGGTGAAGATGAAGTTCGTCCACCTGCTGTCGCTGGCCTTCGTCGGCTTCTCCGGCGTGTTCGTCTCGCTGAACTGGGCCGGGCTCACCCCTGAGCTCAAGGGCGCGGTCATCACGCTGATGATCATCGCCGGCTGGAACGGCGTGCGCGACTACTGGATGGGCAGCAGCAGCGGCAGCGACAAGAAAACCGAGCTGATCAACCAGCGCTGACGCCATGCCGTTTCTCACCCCGCTCAAGGTGCAACTGCTCAACGACCGCGACGTGTTCCCGTGGATCACGACCGAGCCGCTGGTCTATGAGTGCGAGCTGGACGGGCGCACCTACACCGTGCCGCGCCATTTCCGCACCGACGGCGCCAGCATCCCCATGGCGCTGTCTCTGGTGCCGCTGGTTGGCGCTGCGCTGTGCATGCGCTTTTTTGGCAAAGGCATCTGGCAGGGCTTCAAGCAGGGCGTGCTGCACGACTACCTGCGGCGCGGCGATCACCCGCCCGTGCCCGCCGCCACCGCGCACCTGATCTTCCGCGAAGCCCTGGCCGACGCCAACTACCCGGCCGACCTGATCGAAAACTACTACGCGGCCGTGGTCGCGTTCAACTCGAAGTAACTGCCATGGCCAATCCGATTACACAAATCATTATTACTGCGGTCGACAGGACCAAGGCGGCATTCGGCTCGGTCAAGGGCGGGCTGGCGTCGATCGGCAATTCGGCGGCCGGGCTGCGCAGCCTGATCGGCGGCCTGTTCGTCGGCATCTCTGTGGCCAAGTTCGTCGGCACGATCAAGCAGGCCGCCGACGAAATGGATAACGCGGTCAAGTCGGCGCAGGCAGCCGGCACCAGCGTCGAGAATTTCAGCGCGCTGACCTACGCAGCAGGCCAGAGCGGCGCGGGTGTGGACGTGCTGCAGAAAAGCCTGGTCAATCTGTCGGTCAACCTGGACGATGCGAAGAACGGCACCGGCGAGGCGGTCGCCGCGTTCAAGGAACTGAACATCGACCCGGCGCAGTTCACCGATTCGTCGGATGCGCTGCTGGTGATTGCCGAGCGCTTTGCCGCGATGCCGGACGGCATCAACAAGACCACGCTGGCGGCCGACCTGTTCGGCAAGAAAATCGGCCCGCAGCTGATCCCGTTTCTGAACCAGGGCCGCGCCGGCATCGAGGCGCTAAAGGACGAAGCCGCCGCGCTGGGCGTGGTGCTGGATACCGAAACCTCCAAGGCCGCCGAGGAGTTCAACGACAACCTGGACAAGCTGCGCAACGCCGGCAAGGGCCTGGGTAACAATCTGGCGCGCGAGGTGCTTCCGGGGCTGGTGCAGATCACTGATGCGATGGCTCAGGCGGCCAAGGATTCCGGCCTGCTGATGGCTGGCTGGGTTGCGCTTGGCGGGCTTGGTGCGGCGCTGTTCACTGACGACCTGCTGACCAATACTCAGAAACTCGCAAAGGCGCAGGCCGAATTGGCCAAGGCCACAGAAGGCGCGCGCAAGGCCGGTATTGATGACACCGGCTACATCGAGCGCAAGCGCGAGGAAGTGCGTGTGCTGCAGGAACAGGTGGACGCCGAGAAGAAGGCACGCGAGGCCGAAGCCGCCACCGCCACCGCCGCGCGCACCCGCGCCGCCGAGGAAGAAAAACAGGCCGCCGCGCGCGAGGAAAACGTCAAGGCGCAAAATGAAGCGGCCAAGGAACAGATCAACGACGCCAAGCTGCTGCAGTCCGCGCTGCAGTCGGCGTTTTCCGCATCGCTCCAGGCCGAGAAGGATTATCTGCGCCAGGCCAAAAAGCTGCGCGCCGAGGCCAACGGCACCGGCGCAGCGGGCGACGACCCGGAAGCACAGGCCGCCGCGCGTCTGAACGCGGTGACGGCAGCGATGAAGCTCAACCGCACCGCCGGCACCGACAGCCTGGAGAACACGCAGGACCAGGCAGAGGCGCTGCGCGCGCTGGCCGACCAGCTCGACGACGTGGCGCTCAAGACCGAATACCGCCGCCAGGCCAATCTGGCCGAGGCCGCCGCGCTGGAAAAGGCCGCCGCCGAGGAAAAGCAGCGGGCCATGGAACTGGGCGAGCAGTACGACGAAAACCAGAAACGCGCCGACGCTGCCAAGGCCAATCTCGAAGGGGCCGATTCGCGCCAGTCGGTTGAGATCAAGACCAGCCCGGCCACCGCCAAGACCATCGAGGATCTGGAAAAGATCAAGCACCTGATCGAGTTCATCAAGCAGGCCGGGCCGATTGCCACGACCGCCAGCGTGCCGGGCGCATCTGCCAGCGCGGCTGATCTTGCCAAAGCCGCGCTGCAATACGGGAGGCGTCAATAATGGCCGTGCCTACACTCAAGATCGCGGGCGTGGAATTCGCCCTGCAAACCTGGCCCGCCACGCAGTCCTATCCGCCGCTGGAAGGCGCCACGCTGCACCGCATGCTGAACGGTGCCGGGGTGAAGCAGACGCACTGGCGCAAGCTCACCACCACCATCGGCGGCACCGGCTGGGCGCCGGCCGCGCTCGATGGCGTGGACTGGTCGCAGCCGGTTGAAATCAGCTGCATCAAGCCGCGCACCATCCATTCCGCCACGGTATCGGCCACGCTGCCCGCCGCGCGGCGCAGCGATTTTGCCGACGCCGTGCTGGCGCGCGCGATCGTGGCCGGCGAGCTGGTGGCCACGCCGGTCAACGTGGTGACGAACACCGCCACCGCCACCGCGGTGTCCGGCGCCACCGGGTATCAGTTCATGTATTACCCCAAAGCCAATTTCTACAGCGCCGGCCCGACCGAGGAACTGGATGTGGAGTCGGGCGTGTATAGCTGGTCGCTGACGGCGGAGGAAGTGTAAGTGGCGATCACACAACGCGGGGGCGGCCTTGTAGCGGATGATCCTGGCAATACCGACCAGTTCGGGGTATCGGTATCGGTATCATCTGACGGCCTTGTGATGGTGGTCGGGGCCAATGGCTGGGATGCCACCTACACCGATCAGGGCGGAATCTACACATTCGACTGGACCGGCGGCGCGTGGGTTCAGCGTGGCAGCGTGCTGCAGGAACCTGGAGTGGCTACGGCATCGAACTATTTCGGGTCGGCTGTTGCGCTTTCAGCAGACGGATTGGTGATGGCTGTCGGTGCCATTGGCATGGATTACGGCTACGCCGACGCCGGTGGCGTGTTCGTGTTCGACTGGACCGGCGGCGCTTGGGTGCAGCGCGGCAGCGTGATGCAGGTTTCCGTGCCTGGCCCCGGCTATTACTGGGGGGCAAGTGTGGCCCTGTCTGGCGACGGCACGGTGCTGGCGTTCTGCTCCCCGACAGCGTTTGGAACAACGGTTTACAAGTGGAACGGTAGCGCATGGGTATGGCGGTCGACAACCTATCCGGTCGGCGGCGGCGGCGGTGTGGCGCTGTCTGTAGATGGCGCCATCATGGCGATTGGCGGCCAAAAAAAAACCACGACCTACACCTACGACGGAGGGGTCTACGTTTATGACTGGAGCGGCAGCGCCTGGGTGTTGCGCGGGTCTATGCTGTTGCCGCCGTCACCGACAGCAAATGGCTATTTTGGGTCTGGCGTAGCGCTTTCAAGCAGCGGCGCGGTGATGGCTGTTTCCGCGTCGAACTGGGTCGGGGTAACTGACTCGCGCGGCGGGGTATACCTGTTCGACTGGACCGGCAGCGCCTGGGTGGTGCGCGGCGACGTGCTTGAGTCGGCAGATGGTGTGGTTTCTTTTGCCAGGCCATCGCTGTCATCCGATGCTGCACAGATGATGGTTGGCGCCCCAGGATACGATGCGACGTTTTCAAACCAGGGCGCGGTATATACATTCGATGTTGTTCCGGACGACACCGTTGTTTGTTTGACTGAACTGATTGTGCAGCTTTCCAGCGGCATCGCCGCTGCGCCGACCGAGCTGCTTGTTTCGTCTGCAGTAAAGGCCGCCACTACACTGACGGTCACCTCTCCAAGCGGGTCGGCCAGTTTGCCGACTGCGCTTACCGTGACAGCCGCAGGTTCGGCCAGCGCGTCCACCGCGCTGGCCGTGCTCGCGCCCGGCCACATCCCGAACTGGACCGCACGCTGCCTGATCGACGGCGTGGATGTGTCGGCCAGCCTCGAGGGCGTGATCAGCGTCACCGCCGACGAAGGCGCGGCACGCATCGCCACTCTGGCGATCAACCCGCCTGTCGGCACCATTGCACCGCTGGATTATGTCGGCAAGGTCATCACCCTGGATTATGTGCCGGTGATCGGCGGCACCGAAGTTCCGCTGCGCTTGTTTACCGGCCGCGTCGACACGCCGCAATACGACCTGCGTGCGCGCCTGCTGAACCTGAGCTGCGTCGACGACTTGCAAAACCGCGTGGCGTCGCTCGACCGCAGCGTGATCGACGGACTGATCGGCGGGCGCTACAGCGTGGCGGTGCAGGGCGAGATTCTGGACAACTGGGACTATGCCGAGGCGCGTCTGAGCACGGTGGCGGGCAGCCTCGATGCCGGTGCGCATGGCGGTATGCGAGTGACGCCGTGGGAACTGTCGGCTTCATGGGCGACCTATGGCGCGGGCGATCTGCTGTATGAACAATCGGTCATCGGCAGCCTGCCGCAGCGCTCCACGCTGATCAACCAGGTGACGGTCGAATATGAATACCGCTATCCGCGCCTGCGCCAGCGCTACACATCAATTGGCTGGAGTGGCACGCATATCGACATGGCACCGTGCGGCTGGTCCTATCCCAAGCAGCAGGACATCATGGGTGCGGCCAGTGGCTCGGGCTGGATCGTGACGCAATCCATTTTTTCTCCGGCGCCCGCAGCGATTCCGCATTCTTCCGGCGGCTTCATTTACCCGGACGATGGCTCGATAGACATGGCGATCCTGCACATGACGCAGCGCCACAGCCAGACCGTGACCGAATCCTACGCGATCACCGTGAGCGCGCCCGAATCTGTCGCGGCCAATGGAGAACTGCCGCACAAGTTGCGCGGTGCGCTGGCCAGCGCCTTTGACGGCACCGCCTGGGAATCGGCGCTCGACGTGGCGCCGCTGATGCCGTCCGGCGGCGAAATGGATTATTCGCCTGACGCCACCCGCTCCGATTCCGACTATGCCATCCAGACCCTGCTCGACCAGGCCTACGTCAAGATACTCGGCAGCCATCGCGGCGCGCGCCTGACCAATGCGGTGCTGTGCAACCCCGACCTCGATCTGGACAAGCGCGTGACCATTGCCACCGCCGACATGGATGTGTCCGGCAAGGTCGTGAGCGTGAACCATGTGCTGAACCTGCTGAACGGCAGCGCCACCAGCGAGTTTTCCATTGGCTGCTTTGGCGCAGGCGGGGCTGGCATTCTTACCCCGGATACGCTCGACCCGCCAACCGCGCCGGACGAAGCCACGGAAACCCAGGACTGGGGCGGCAGCATCCCGCCGCTGTCGGTCAATACCTTCGGGCTCACGCCATACACCGATGCGCTGATGGGCCTGCTGCTCAATCCGCCCGAGTCGATATTTGTATCCGACATCCCTGTGATCGGCGGGGCCAGTTTCCCCAATCCGCATTACGTCGCCGGGGCGTATCCGGTGACCGGCTTCCGCGTGCAGATGCCGGGCGTGGCCGACGCCGACCGCAACCCGCTGACCAAGCCGGTGACCACTTCCTACCAGGTGCTGATCCCGACCGACACCATGCAATTCACCATTCCATAAGGAACCATCATGGCCATCACGTTCAAGTTCTACCACGACGCCGCGCTGACGCAGGAAATCACCAGCGGCAACCCGCTCACCGCAGCGCAGGACACCGCCAACCTGCTCGCGGCAGTGGATAAAACAATTTATTTCGGCTCCACCGTCAGCGGCAACAAGGTGCAAACCATCACCAACCCAGGCACCGACCCGGTCATCATCAGCGTGGTCGACGCAAACGCCGGCAGCGGCGCGCCTGCCACCGAATTCAAGCTCGGGCTGTCTACCGGCGCGCGTGATGCGGCCACCGCAGGCGCTGCGCTCACGTTGAGCCACACGATCAACAGTGGCGTCGGCAATGCGGTGCCAATCTATACCCGCCGCGATTCGGTGTTGACGGTGGCTGGCACCTACACCGACATCACGCTCGAAACAAACTCGCTTATCGAAACGCCGGTATAACCATGAAGGCAGACCTGAACCGACTGGTAGAAAAGCCCAAGCCGGAAATCAAGCTTGGGGCGCCAGCCACACCGGAAGCCATGCGCGCAAAAACCGGCCTGGAGCGCGAGCAAACCGGCAAGGGCGGCGAGAGCGAGGAAGTTACCGCGCAAAGCACCGATGGCCTGTTTACCTTTGTGGTGCGAGTGGTAAAAACCTGA